TTTAATTATATCGAGTGCGATTACAATCGCTGGCGTCGTCACAGTGCCTGTGGCGGTCTTAGCCCGGAACAGTTTGAAAACCAAAACCTCGCTTAGGGCCGTGTCCACATTACGTGGGTAGGATCACCCACCTGGAACGCGCTGAAAAACTCCATCTATCCCGGCGCGCGGGATGACTCAGTTGTGATGGCTGTCAGTTATTGCGTTGCCCGACAGTTAGATCCGCTGATGAAGCCGGTTCACTTGGTACCGATGAGCGTCAAGGATGCGCAATCAGGCAAAAACGAATGGCGCGACGTAGTGATGCCCGGCATTGGCCTTTACCGCATTCAGGCAGACCGCTCCGGTAGCTATGCGGGGGCAAATGAGCCTGAATTTGGTGACGACATTACAAAGACGTTAAACGGCGTCGAGATCACTTTCCCCGCCTGGTGCAAGTACACCGTCAGCAAGAGCATGCCCGACGGAAAGATCGTCGAGTTCAGCGCCAAAGAATACTGGATGGAGAATTACGCCACAGCCGGCCGTGATAATCCCGCGCCAAATGCCATGTGGAAAAAACGCCCTTACGGCCAGTTAGCGAAATGCGCCGAGGCGCAGGCTCTGCGAAAAGCGTGGCCCGAAATAGGCCAGCAACCAACGGCGGAAGAAATGGAAGGTAAATCACTGGATATCAACGACGCCAAGGATGTGACGCCCCACAAAGAAACCCAAGCGCCGCTGACGCTGCCACATTACCCGGCGGACAAGTTCAGTGCAAACCTTCCCGGCTGGCAAAAGATGATCGAGACCGGCAACAAAAAAGCTGAGGCAGTGATCGCCACCGTCAGCACCAAATTCACCCTTTCAGAAGCTCAAACCGAAGCTATCCGTAAATTGGAGCCTATCGATGCAAATCATTAACGTACAGCAGGGATCACCTGAGTGGCACTCGCTGCGTGCCAAACACTTCACCGCCAGCGAAGCGCCAGTGATGATGGCCGCGTCCAGCAAAATGCGCCGCGACGAACTGCTGAGCATGAAGGCCACCGGTACCGAACGCGAGATCAGCGACTGGGTGCAAACCAATCTTTTCGACAAGGGCCTCCAGCAAGAGGCAACCGCGCGTGTCATCGTCGAGAGCATGATCGGCGATGAACTTTATCCGGCAACAGCTGTTGATGATATGGGCTGCCTACTGGCTTCTTTCGACGGCATGACGATGATGGAAGACACGTTGTTCGAACATAAAATGTGGAATGCCAGCCTGGCGGAGGCAGTACGCCAGCAAGAGCTATCACCGGAGTATTACTGGCAGTTGGAACAGCAGTTGCTGGTCAGTGGTGCACAACGTGTAATTTTCGTTTGCTCCGATGGCACCGAGGAAAATTTTGCATCTATGGAATACACCCCGGTTCCGGGACGTGCGGATGCACTGATCGCAGGCTGGCACCAGTTCAAGCAGGATTTGGCCAGTTATGAACCTGGTGAACTGAAAGAGTCACCGCAGGGTAAATCGATCATGCGCCTGCCTGCGCTAATGGTAGAGATTGAAGGTGCAGTAAAACAGTCAAACTTGACCGTTTACCAAGGGAAAGCACTGGCCTTCATTGAATCCATCAATACTACGCTCGTCACGGATCAGGACTTCGCCGACGCAGAAGAGACTGTGAAGTTTTGCGACAAGGCAGAGAGTGAGCTTGACCTTATTAAGCAGCAAGCGCTGTCGCAAACAGTGCAGATTGACGAGCTATTCCGCACGATCGACGCTCTGCGTGAAGCCATGCGAGCCAAACGCCTGGAGCTCACAAGGCTGGTGAAGTCGCGCAAAGATGAGATCCGCGCCGAAATCATCAGCAACGCTAAAAATGCGCTGAATGAGCATATCAGTGCATTGAACGCCCTGCTCGGCGTTGTACGTCTGCCAGCCATAGCAGCGGACTTTGTAACCGTAATCAAGGGCAAGAGAACCCTGACATCACTGCAAGGGGCCGCCAACGATGAGTTAGCGCGCGCCAAGATCGAAGCCAATCAGATTTGTGAAAAATACCAGGCGAATCTAAAGCTGTTCGTTGTGATTGAGCCGGCCTTTAAATCGCTGTTTGCCGATATTAATCAGCTCGTCGGAAACGACAGCGAACACCTGAAACTGCTGATTGAACAGCGTATCAGCAACCAAAAGAAACTTGATGACGAGCGTATTGAGCGGGAACGGCAGGCGGCCGCAGCAGCACAGGCGGCAAAGGCGGCTCCCGTTGCAGAACCGGAACCAGTTGCTAATGCCCCGCTTCACTCCGCTGCAGCGTTCAAGTATCCCGAAACATTGGGCGGCGCTCCGGCGGTGGCCACTGAAGAGTTAAAGCCAGCAGGTATGAGCATCACTGAGATCATCAATGATGTTAAAGCCGATTTGGCCGCCGAAGGCATCAAAATCAGCGCTGCAGCGTTAAACCAACTCATCCCTGCAATCATCGCCGGCCGCATTCGTCACATCTCCGCCAACGTTTAATCGAAGCAACCTGCGCCAGCAGGCTCGTAAAAGGAATACCCATGAGTACCACACAGACAACCGTTGCCAGCGTGTTGGAATCAGCCCTGCGCCCCGTTCGGGCGCAGCTCGACTTTGCTACCGAACAGACCATAGGGACTGCGCAGCGCTCCGTTGAGAGCGCTGGCGTTTTGCTAAACCAAGCACAGGCCCTGTGTATCGAACAGCACAACGCAGATGTCGATGAATTTAACGAACTACTCGACAAGCTTGATGCGCTACAAGCCGACATCACCACGAAGCAACTGCAGATCACCAGCTTGCAGGATCAACTGGATGAACAGAACGTTATCGCCAAAGAGGCCAATGCCAACTCAGAGATAGCGCGCGCCAGAGTGAAGCAGCTCACCAGTGATAACAGCCTGCTCGCCAAAGACAATAACGCCCTCAAATCTCTCAACCCGCAGGCACTGCAAAAACAGATCGCCAGGCTGAAAGAAGATCTGAAATTCAAGGTACAATTGCTCGACCAACAAAAAGCGGAAATGCGGAAAGCCCGCGGCGAAGCGGCAGATCTAAAAACGTCGCTTGCTCAAGCCGCGCACCGCAATTCAGTGCTGGAAGATACCGTTGGGGAATTGCAGTCACGCCTGCAAAACATCGATGGCGACGTGGCGCCAGTCTGGTACCACGCCAGCGATGGCAGCGGCATCCACTTTTACTTTTACACCTTCGGTTGGCGCTTATCGTTCGGCTCCGATGACCGGGATGTGCAGTTGCAGATCTTGCAGGATATCGACTGGCACATTGAAGTACGCACCAACACCGGGATCGGCGTCATCGTCTCAGTGACCGAATGGTGCCGCCCACGTTACCCAACGCTGGACGTTTTCAAGCAGGCTTGGCCGGAAGAACTTGGTTCTGCTATTTGTACCCGGATTAGCGAACTGCTGGAACGTAGCCACCCTCACCTTGTCCACCGCGCTGAATGGGCTGAAGGTATCCCGCTTAGCTCGTTGCCTCAGTTAAAACCCCAGTGGCTGGATCTGCTGAATGCCTCCGGCATGCACTCGCTGTATGCCGTCGCCAGCCTTACCCCGGAAGAGCTCTCCGAAACTGTTAAAGGCTTTGGCATCACCACCGCTCGCCAGGTGCACGCCGCGTGTATCAAAACGGTGAAAGAGTGGGAAACCGAAGATAAGCAGAAGGCGGCCTGAAATGGATGAAGAGCTGAACTACGGCAAAATCTACAAGCCCGAGGACGATAAGTGCTGCTATATCGCAGTGATCATCTGGCGAATGCGCGCCCGCGCCGCGATCCGCAGCGGCATGCCATACCAATATGAGCCCAAGCCCATATATCAGGGTAACGGCCTGCCGCCGGCTAAGCGCAAATTTGACTCGGTGAACATCGGCGTGCGCCAGCGCTATTCATCAACAGTCATGCTGGCTGTTTACCAGTTCCACCGCTCGGGACACAACGAGCACACGATATCCGGCGATACCGGCATCCCAGTGCCAGATATCCGAAAAATGTTGGAGCACAAAACGCAGACACAGCGCAAAGCGTGGATGCTCGCCCACCAGATCCGGATCCCGTCGAAGCAGGAGATCCTGAGCCGCCTTTCCCGCGAAGTTTAACTCGTTATGGAGGTAAAGCAGGGCCGCCGGGAAGTTTGGCAGCATGCGGCCGAAGCCAATATGCAGGATGCGATAAAGAAAATCGCTGCCATTTTCGACATCGACGATATTGCCATTTTCACCCCCGGCAAACTGACCTACCTCAAGAACAAACCCGTCAAATACAACCGAATTTGCCCGTTGCAAAGCGACGTGGTGATCAACCCTATTACTGGCGCTATTAGCGCCAAGGAAAAGCAATGAGCAGCAAATACAGAAAAGGCGTTCTTTATATCCGCAATATCCAACCCGGTGACAAGTGCGGCAGTTTCATGTCCGCCGTAGGCCTGGCCGCCGCTACGATGATGGTGGAACATGGCAAACGCCGCAGCGTGTACGTGCTGGTGCGCCACGGATTCCCGAATGATGTGCTTACCCATGGACATTCCAAGCGTGCCGTGCAGAAAAACATGTTGTTCAGCGGTGGCAAAGGGAAATCATTCAAGGTCAACGCGCGGACGTGGCGTGATAAAAGCGTGAAAGCTCCAAGGAAGCAGTCCTAATGTGGATCATCGCACTCATCATTTACCTCATCGGCGTGCCGGTTGCTTTCGTGAGCGGCTGCATGCTCCGTCGCTCGGCAGACGCAAAAAAGGATAGTGCTGGTTTTGTCGCCTACGAGGCGATTATGTGGCCACTGCTGCTTCTTGCGCTCTACGTTGCGATCCCAATCTGCGAACTGATCTGTCTGACCTATAACCGCTTGGTCTGGGGACGTCGTAAATAGCTCCCCATCAGGCATGGGGGACTCATGCAAAAATTGCCTAAGTGGCAAACGTCGGAGAGCCCCCTCCTTAAGGAGTACGCCGCAAAGATCACAATTTAAGATAGTTCAAGCCACCAGCGGGCTCACTTCCCTCTTAGCCGTATACTAGGTGAACAGGATCAATTGTATACATTGGACGTTGATATGATGGCTCGGATAGTAATTTATCAAAAGATAGAATGTATTAGCCTAAGCGCCCGGCGTGCCACCAAGTACGTCGGTTAAGCATGATACACATGCTTCTGGTGAGACTCATTTCTCTTCGTGCTAAACATTAGGCACTGAATAAATTAAATGGACGCGAGCAGTTTTTTCTTGATTTTTGTTACTAACAGAACACTCTCATTGAGTATCTTTTGTTTATCTTTTGGCAATTGATGAATGATAATTTCTTCGAATTTGTCTTTCTGTCTTAAAAGGGACCAGAAGTCATCGTTAATAGTCGCATCCTCGAACATTTTTATCATTGCATCTATTTTACTCAGTTCTTCACGATGGGCCCCCCACGCTGCAAGCATTGGAGGTGCGGCGCAGACTCTAAGCTGCTGATGATACTTAGCTTCGCTATCAAGAAACTTTAGGATATCTGCCAATACGTTCTGCGAGATGAATGCTGAGCGTATTTTCCCTAATTCTAATTGCTGTGTTTTCTGCAATACATAACGTTGCAATAGAAAATTACCTAACAACCCAATAAGCGCACCGGCGATAACACCAATTAGCCCAGTCCATTCAGCAGACAGTCCGCTTTCAGTTGCTTTACCACAATATACAGCGATCACAATAGCTCCTAGCGTTCTAATTACTCACATTTAAATGAATCGATTTGAACCCCATTCCCTTTGTTCAATCGAGGGTTCTTATTCGCTGTCATTTGATAAACTGCCTTGTACTTTCCATTCTGGATACAAGCTCTATCTGCGCTTTCTTGTGATGACTCTTTTGATACCCAGAAATCGCGCTCAATGGATAGCATGTTGCCATCGTTAACTGCCACTAGTCCAATGCATCCAGTTAGTAAAAAAATTGTTAGAAACAGCATTATTGGGCGCATATTCACAAAGATTGTCTCTTTTAGTTTGCTTGTCACAATGATAACACCTGATTATGGCTATAATCCCCTTTTAGAGGAAAATGTTATGAAAAATGAAAAAAAAATTTATGAAGCTATGAAAGCGGCTAGAAGTGAAGCTCCCCTTGGAGATAAAACGGCTGAGCTGCATCTTCAGTTCATTAAGTATGCTAAAGAACTGTGCAGTGTTGACCGTAAAGCAATATGTGAGGAACTTGGAATATCAACGACATACACCGCTGAAATTGGCAAAATGCGCAACATCGTTGATAGATTGGTCAAGGCTGGTTTAGATGTAAACAAAATATAAGGAGGAAGGATTATGGATTTTATTGTCTATGGTGCTGGTCATAAAGGAAGCATCTTGTCTGGCACTATTCAAGACGGTATAGCTACCTTTATCACCGGTAATCTTGTAAGACGACGTAATACCGAAAGTAAAAATCCTGTTGAACCAATTGATCTATATGAGTCTTTTTCTATATCAGAATTTACTAGCGTGAATGGAAACACCTATTACTTAGCAACTCAAGACGATGGTCGCGCTAGCCTAAAAGACGAAGATATTGAGTTGATTATAAAAATAAAAAAACCTGTACCGGCTTTTTAGCCTTACTTAAGAAACTGACTCACAGCCTGTGTGTATCCCCAGCTAGCGAAGTAAAATTTTTCATAGAGGATCATCTTGCTCAACAAAGGGATAGCTTTAGATCGTTCTATCCCTCCCTTTCTTTATGGTTGCAACGTCTAAAATGGGATTATACTGTATATAAAAACAGTATAGAGAAATGCACCATGAAGCACTTTTTTCCAACACCAACACCCGAGAAACAACTCACTCCGCTCTACTCCGACAAAGTTCCAGCAGGCTTCCCCAGCCCTGCGCAAGACTACGTGCACGCACGGATCGACCTCAACGAGTACTGCATAAGCCACCCTTCGGCGACTTACTTTCTGATCGCTTCAGGAGAAAGCATGATCGAAGCCGGGATCACCGACGGATCTATGCTGGTAGTCGATCGAAGCATTAGTGCCTGTCACGGCGATATCGTGATCGCCAGCATCGCAGGCGAGTTCACGGTAAAGCGGCTATGCCTAAATCCTGTCGCACAACTCGAGCCCATGAACCCGAAATTCACCCCTATTCCCCTTCCAGACGGTGGCGAAGACCTGGATATCGTTGGGGTAGTCATTTCAACGATCACGAGGCTGAAATAATGTATGCCCTGGCCGATGTAAACAGCTTCTATGCAAGCTGCGAAACGCTGTGGCGTCCGGATCTACGCGGACGCCCAGTGGTTGTTCTATCGAATAATGACGGCTGTGTAGTGGCGCGGAGTAAAGAAGCCAAGTTGTTGGGGCTCAAAATGGGAGAGCCCTATTTCAAAATTAAGCGGGACTTTGAGCGCGCTGGCGGCATAGCGTTCAGCAGTAATTACGAGTTGTATGCCGATATGTCGATGCGAGTGATGGCGGTGCTGGAAGAAATGGCACCTCGCGTCGAAATTTATTCAATTGACGAAAGTTTTCTCGATCTGACAGGCGTCCGTAACTGCATTGAACTTGAGAAGTTCGGCCGGCAGGTTCGTGCCAAAGTGTTGCGCGACACGGGGCTCACCGTGGGCGTGGGAATTGCCCAAACCAAGACACTCGCAAAACTGGCAAATTACGCTGCGAAAAAATGGGATAAGACCGGCGGCGTGGTTGACTGTTAGCGCCAGTGATATAAGACGGTAATTCACCATTAGTATTGTCCGCTCCACCCAACATGTTGTTTCCTTGAGGTTCTCACACCAGAAAGGACATCAACATGCTGAGCAGAGAGGACTTTTATA